TTGCTCCTGCAAAAGATCTAATAGCCCCTCCGGGACCTAAGCATACTTCAAACCATCTATAGCCTTCTTTAACTACTGTTCCATATTGTTCTTCACCACCAATAAAGCCATAATAACTTATAACTGGACTTTTTAATACTTCACTATAAGCAGTTACAGCTATACTTCCTCCTGCCGGATTTAGTGCAGGGGTAGCTTGCCAAGTACTACTTGAATAAGGCACTATTTGTATTTCTACACTACAAGTAGTTTCACTTACATCTCCAGCTCCATCTCCTTTTGCTTTAATTCTACGCATGCCAGCTGGAAAACTAAAAGCTATATCAATTTCTGTACCTTGCTGTACAAAAGTTATTTCTGTCCAAGGATTTTCTTGTGTTACGCCTGGAGTAGTAAAGTTTAAGGTATTTTTTAGCTCTACATTTTTAAATACTTGTTCTATATCAGTAGGATAGTACTTATTAAAATTTGCAATTTGTGTGGCATCTTCGGCGGGGCTGCCCTTTAGCGTAATGGGGTAAGTTGGTGTAGCTGCTAAATCCGAGTAGTAAGAGTCTTTTAAATTATTTGCTCCTACACAAATATCGTCAACTTCTAGTGGGCCAAATCCCCATATAATTAGCATGTTTAAAATATTGGTGCTTGTATTTGTTTTTATATATGGAGTTGCTCCTAATAGTCCAACATAACGTAATCTACCCAATACAATTGGTATTGCTCCTAATCTACTTGCTTGATTACTTGCACCATTAAATAAGTTTAATTGGTTTGGGGTACCAGGATCTTTAGCGCCATCTGGTGGGCGTATTGGTGCTATGGCATTAACTAGTGCCATTCCAGCCATACTTACAGCAGCAGTTAATACAGCTTTACCAGCTAGAATGGCTGCTTCACTTGTACCACCAAAGATTGCTGCAAAATCAGCACCAAACGTGTAACCAGTATATACGGCAATTGCAATAACAATAAAAGTTAAAAGTAATCTACCAGTGCTACGGCCTTGCACAAGAGTTCTATAGCTTATTTGTTGACCTTCTTTAATAACTGTTGTGTTCCACTCGCTTTCAGGAATAGGAACTCCATCAATCATTAAAACTAGTCGTTTGGAAAGTTTGGCACTTATCTCATATTTTGTATGCAAAAATTTTACAAGATCTGCAACTGTAGTTCCTGCGGCTGTCCAATCAGTTACTTTAGCTATTTTTAGTGGATGCGGTGCACCTGTAATTTGTACTTCTTTATTAGCAGTACTATAACTAAAGTATCCGGCTATTCTTCGTTTCCATAGTGGATTATTTAGTGTTTCTATTACGCTATCTTGCCCGTCTCTGGCATGTAAAAATTTACTATCGCCGACAAATATACCTATATGTGCTGGTTCGCCATGTATATTAAATAAACAAAGATCACCAATATGTGGGCTTTTTACTTCCTGCCAACTATCTTTGTGATAGTTTATAAGTTTAGTAACTTGCTCATCCCAGCTACCGGTATACAAATCACTGTAATCCGGTAATTCAATACCTAGTTCTTGTTTGTAAAATAAACGTGCTAATCCCCAGCAGTCAACACCACTAGTAGTACGACCATTTTCCTGGTATGGCAAACCAATGTACTTGTCAAAATTCATTAGAATAGTCCTGGAAAATAGTTTGGAGTAAAATTATAGCAAGGAAAAGGTTCCCTGGTATAATCAATCATATCTAAAGTTAGCGTAATTTGTTGTGAGTTATAATTTACACTAACTATAGAAAATCCTGGGAAGCTTGCTTCCACGTAATTAGGATTACTTGCTAATATTAACTCTAAAGTTATCTGTGTAGGATTTGTTAAATGTTCGCGTACTAGTTGTATTGCTTCTGTTGTAACATAATTTAGTACAACGTTGCAACGACCAACGCCTGCATCTTCTTCGCTGGGTAAAGTGATTTCTAGTGGTAGGAATAAGTAGTTTTGTCCACGACTTACAACACCATAAATGACTTCATCATCAGTGGTTAAACCAGTTATTCGTTGAGTAAAACTATCAGCCAGCCTAACAGGTGTGTTAGGCTGGCTGGGGTCTTGAATAGTTAACAATGTAATTAATTGTTCGTCCGTTTCACTGGAGAACATTGCTTTAATAGCTTCGGGGCTGAGTCTAGTTAATCTACTCATGGTAATATTTCAAAATTAAGCTGTGTTTGCCAGTATCCTGGCGCAAGGTATTGTAGTTTAAAAAACTCACCGTCCTGTTGAGGTATTATTCGTACCTCAACAGGGGTGTACAGTCTTGGGTGCGGAAATGTAAATCTTTTAGTACCACGAAGGGTTTGCGTTACAAAAGTCTCTAAATCCTGAGTATTTTGTGTAGTCATAATGAAACTAAGCTGCATAGTGCTTGGTCTGCGGCTACGTACTCGCTGCTTAGCAGGGCCTGCATCAGTTTGAGACCTTATAATGTTGATCCCAACTGACTCAGTAAACCCTTTTTGCGGAACTTGTGGAAACCCATTTGCGGTAGGCCAACTAGGAATAGCCATATATTATCTCCTTGTTATTGATGGTCTAGTCATAAAGTTTCCAGTAATTGCTTGCTGCATTGGGCTATTTTTTCTGCCCACTTCACTAGCAACCATTTCTCCAACTACAACTTCTATTTTACGATTGCCACGGCTGTCCACGGTTTCACGAGCTTCAGCTTTTTCACCACTATAATTATTAACTACAACTTCTACATTATTACCTTGTGGTTTTGCCATTACACCAAGATTACCATCACTGTCCCTGCGTAGTGGCATAATAGCTTCAGGACCAGCTTCGCCCATTAAGCCCGTACCACGTGCAAACTTAAATAGTGTAGGTTCTGTTACTACGCTATTAGTAAACATTCCACCTTTGGCAAATTGCAATATTCCGCCGTCATATACAGCACCTTTTGCAGCTTTACCTCCATAGGTAGGGTAGATGCCACCAGGACCACCTGGTACAGGTGCTGAACTACCTGTAGATGCAGGAGAACTTCCTCCAAAAGCTAAATTAGCTAAGAAATTCATTATACCAGTAGCTCCGCCAACTGCTTTATAAGCTAGTAGTGCTTGCTGCTGCAGTTCATAACGAATTAAGCCTTCGATCATGCTATCAATCATGCTCTTAAAGCTCAACTTACCAGTTTTGGCAAAATCTACAATAGCATCTGCCATTCCGCTAAATGCGTTGCGGAATACTTGATCGTACGCTTTCATACGATCAGTCATACTATACTGTAGTGTAACACCGTCTCGTTTAGCAGCATTAATACGATTTATATGCTCTAACTCATTGTTATAGTGTGAATCTATTACAGCACGCTGATCAGCAAAATATTTTTTGTCATAGTCTTGACTCACGGCTTTAGCATTATCTTCTTTTTCTTGAAGTGCACTCATTTTATCTGAGCGCTCCTTTCTAGCTTTGGCTATATCGCTGTCATACTGAATAGATAGTTGAGCTAATTTTAAACGTTTTTCTTCATTTGCAATTTCGTCAGGCAACATTACTTGAACCTGACTACGAATACCTAATAGCTCTAACTCATTATTTATAAGGTCCATTCGCATATCGCGCTGTTGCTGCTGCAACATAAAATTATCTGCAGCCAATTTATTTTGTTTAGCGTATTCGTTAGTAATTCTAGCCTGTGCTTGTTGTATAGCTAGAACACTACCTTCTGCTGTATATTGTTCGCCTAATTGCTTTAACTGTTTTTGCTTTAACTCTATTTCTTTAGTCAATCCAGCACGAGTTTCTTCACTTGCATACCCACGTTTAATTTCCAGTAATTCTATTTCATCATAAATAGCTCTTTCTGCTATTCTTTGATCATTTTGTAGTTTAACAGTTTGTAAACGCTCACGCTCTTTAATCTGTGCATCACTTAAATATTCGTACGCAGATACGCTGAGATCAAGTCTTTGTGATTCAAATCCTAGCAGAGTTTGCTGCTGTTTCATGTCTGCCATATTTATAGCTTGCTCAGCGGCTTTTAATTGTACTCTGCCTTGTATTAAAACATTTCGACGTTGCTCCTCCAGCACGCCACGCTTTTCTTCTTCGCCTACTTGACCCATTACGGCTTGCTGACCAAAACGTGCAGCTTCTGGTGTTGTCATCTGTTGAGCTAATCCAGGTGTTATTTTTTTAGCATTAGCTAGTTGACCTAACTCTGTAAATTTAGTAAATAAGCTACCAATTTCCAACTGCTCACTTGGAGTTAGTTCTCTTCCTTCTCTTTTTGCACGTTCTTCTATCTGAGTAATACCTTTATCGGCTAGTGATTGCTCCATTAAAATATTATTACGCAGCATAGTATCATTTAACTGCGATACAATATTAATTTGCTTAATCTGTAAATCTATCTCTTTTACACTTAAAGCAGTTTGAGCTGCTACTGCACCTGGTGAAGCTGTGCCGGTTAGTAGTCCTTTTTCTGTTGCTACTCTAGCTCTTTCAGTTGCTAAACTGGCCTGTTTAGATATAAATTCATAACCTCTGCGAATAGTATCTGTAGTAATTTCTTGTATACGCTGCTCTAAAGCTTTAAATGTGGATTCTTCCAATCCGACTTTTATTTTTAGGTCTTCTAGCTTTACTTGTTGCTTTAATTTTTCTTGTATAACTTCTTGTACGCCAGCACCGCCGCGAGCAATAGACTTTTGTAAATCTGTAACAATATCTTGGGTTTCGGCAATTTGATCTTTATAGGCTTGAATTGCTTTTCCGCCCTTTTCATAACCTTCTTGCAAACTTAACAATTCTTTAAAGTTTTCTGGACTTATTAACCTTGCATTTTCGCTGGAGTCTAGTATTTTCTTTAAACTTGCTGCGCCACTAGTGGCATCCTTAAAAGCTTCGCGTAATTCTATACCTATAGTTACTATACCTTCGCCAAATCTAATAATTGGATCTGTAGTAGCTAGAGTTTTAAACAATTCTTGTGCGCGTATATTTCCATCTTTTAGAGCTTCTTCTACACGACGACCTGCATCACCTAATTTTTGCGCACCCATTCTTGCTGGTTCTAACTCTTTATTTGTTTCCTTAACTGCTTTAGTTATCTCCGGAAATTTCATGCGCTTTAATGCAGCGGCTATTTCTCCTTCAGTAGCTCCTGCAGATTTGGTAATAGCTTTTACTTTGGCCTCTAGTTCTTTTCTGATTGGACCTTCTGGTATCATTTTTAATTGCTGTGCAATTCCTGCGGCTGCAGATTCTGCAAAGTCTGATGCCATATCAAAATTAAACAAACCCTTAACAAAGTCTTTAAAGCTATCCCAACCAGATTGCTTTTCTATTGCACGTTCTAGTTTAAGTGTAAGATCGTCTACAGCATTACCAAGCTCTCTAAAACTAGTGCCCTTTGCGGCTAGACTTGCTACTGTAATCTCTTGTCCGAACTTTTTAATTACATTAGCACTTGTTTCTACGGTTTTTCCTAGGGCATCTGCGGCAGACTGAAACTCTGCTACTGCGCGGCCATTTTTAGACAGCAATGCATCAAGTCCGGCCAACGCTAATCCTGCCATTGCAATGTAACCAGCAATATTTCCAAGAGCACTCATAAATACACCAGCTGTTGTTGCTCCTGCAATTGCCCAACCAGTTGCTCTAGTTCTTAGTTTATCCCAACCTTTTAAATCTACGGCCTTTTCCAAACCTTTATTAAGCTCATAAATAGCATATTTCCAGCCACCTGCCTGTACATTGCCACTAACTTGACTTAAAATATCTAAACGCTCTGCTCTTGCACCGGCTTGTTGGCTTATTGATCTGCGGGCCGCCTCTTCTAGACTAGTTTTAGCAAACTGTCTTTCTGCCGCATTTTGAGCACTACCAATATCTTTAGTATACTTTAATATTTCTTTCTGACTTTCTTTGGCAATTCGTAGTTGTTCTGCATAAGCTTTAGCTTCTGCCGTTGTTTGCTTACTTAAACTATTAATCTGTGCTTGTGTTCTGGCAAAATCTTTTGGATCCTCGCCATATACACCGGCAGCTATATTTTGAGTAGTTTTTGTTTGACGAAATCCAGCCTGTTGCTGAATTTCAGCTATCTTTTTGGCAGCTTGTGCATATCTAGCTTTGGCATCATCCAAATTCTTTTGTAGTTCTGGCAAATTAAACTTCGCCATTGTCATACCAACACTTTTCTCTGCAAAACTCTCAGTAATGTCCCTAGCTTTAGCTTTTGCTACTTGTGCAGACTTGACCAGTTCATCTCTCCAGCTTGTTAAGGCCGGGATTGCCATTTTAGTCAGTCTCATCGCAATCAGACCAAGTGCAGCAGTTAACAATACACTATTTTGAGAAAAAACATTTGCTATAGGAACTAGTACTTTATTTACTAATTGTAATCCAGCTGTAGCTAAATTTCTTATACTAGCTTCTAACTGCTGGTATGGATTTGCATCTAAACCTTGTAATTCGCTAAATTTATCTCTGCCCTCTTTTAATACAGCGTTGGCAAAAGCTTGACGTCGTTCAAAATCGGTTAGACCGGCTGCTGTTTTACCAACACTACGCGCATAGTCATCAGTAGCCTTACCAATTTTAGTAAATAAACCTAGTTCGTCCAGCAATTCGGGTTCTAGTTTAGTAATACCGCGAGTTAAGCGACTAATAGCATCGGTCATGTCTAAACCAAGAGCTAACGAGGCAGTTTTAGCAATTTGTCCAATTTCTAAAATTTGTCTGCTATCTAACCCTGCGGAACTAGCTTTTGCCACAGTAGTCATTGCTTCACGAAGAGTAATAGCATTATCGGTTGTTTGCACTAATCTCTGGCTTAATGAACCTAAGGCCATTCCGCTTGCCGCACCTAGTTGATCTAATCCTTTAATCATACTTGTAGTATTAGCAGCCTCTTTTAGAGCATTAAAAGCAGCGCTAACCGCAAATAAGTTGGCGGCAACTGTTGCATACACACGTACTAATCCACCCAAGCCCTGTGCTTGGTTTGCAAAGTCTCTGGCACTTGCTCCGGTTGTACCCATGCTACCACGAGCACGACCATACTCGGTGCCTTCACCAGGTTGTTGTTTATAGCGAGAAGCCGGACGCAGTGCTTTTTCTGCACTAGCTGCGGCTGCGCTTAAATTTCTATTTAATTCTTTTGCTTCTTCGTTGCGCTTTTTCAAGCTACCACTACTGTCGCTGACGGTTAGGTCAACATTAACGGTATTTCCTGCCATAGATGCTCCTTGGCCTCACTAAACTGAGATAATTTGTTTGCTACCATTATATCATTGTGGCCTATAATTGTCAAACCAAAAAATTTTTAGCAATAAAAAACCCGCTAGTTTTTACTTAGCGGGTTTTTCTTGTTGTTTTTGCTTTCTAATCTCGTCAATTCTAACTTGATCAATAACATGTATCAATTCCAAGTAAAACCTTCTGTCACAACGAGCAATATCATAAGCATCAAATACTTCAAAGATACCATTGATATTTTTACCTAGATAGTTACCACCAACAAACTCCCACTCATCACGTAATATTCTGTAAATACTTAATGCGGTTTGTACTTCTAGTGGAAAATCATCAAATTCTACTGGTATTTCACTGTCAACTGGTTCTGAGCCTAACTGTTCGCACATATCAAAATACTGCTCTTTGGTCATGCCCAAAGAAGCATTTTGCATATAACTAACTAGCTGCTCTTTAATTGAAATCAGTTGTTCTTCGAGAAGTTTCCCAGGTCATTTACCTTTTCACTAACAAAACTATCAAAGTCGCTGCTGTTCTTCATCAACATAAGTGCGTTTTCTTTGCTGTATGCAAGCTCGTCTTCTGGGTCGTACTGAGATACGTCAACAGGTACTAACAAATTAATATACTTAAATTTTAGACCTTTCCAGCCTTTAATAGCTGCGTCAACGTATAGCTCCAAGAAAAGATCTTCGTTAAATTCTTCTTGGGTTTGCCGACCTTTAAACGTAGTTTTAGTAGATTTCTTCCGCAGGTTAATTAAACCATCACGGCTTAGGTAGTTAATTTCCAACTTAAATTCAGGAAATCCTGGAAATTCTACTTCAATTGTTTTGCTTGGTACTAGTAATGTTTTTAGGCTAATCTCTTGTGCCATTTTTGTCCTTAGTTTTAATTTTCTAGATTAAAAAGTGGTGCCGGAGATCAGCCCGGCACCTGCTGTAAATTCACAGCTTAAACTGTTGCATAATACTCAATAGTGATTTCATTAGCTTCGTCAATACTAAACTTGCCTGGTGCTGCAGCATTGGGATCAAAGCCTTGACCAGTAAATGTTAGTGTTGTGCTAATAACTTGTTCAGTATTAATAGTAGGAATCTGCAACATAGCTGCTGGAATCTTTAAGTCAACGTGTGTATTAGTATTACCACCTAACTGCACATTAATTGCATATGAAGGGTTAATTTCATTTGCAGCATTAGCAATTAGACCACTTAATAAACCACCAGTATTACTTGCACCACTACGTAAGTATGCGGTCAGTGTACCTGTAATACTACGTGTACCTGTAAAATAAGTAATAGGTAGGTTAACAACACCTAGGTTAGCTGGTGTTAAATATGTTAAGTTATTGCTTAGGGTAATATTGCCACCAGTAATAGGTACTGAGAAATCGCTGCCTGTAAAGTCGTCAATATCATTATTGACCTGTAATACCGTTAACTTGTTAGTAATGTACTTAGCTAAAGTATTCTTTTCTTTGGCATCATTAGTGCCAGTTGCTAAGTCAGCACCTGTTAGTGGTACTTGTGCGCTGGCTGGAGTACCTGCAGCAATATCTAGTTGACGAACTAAACTGCCCTTACCTGCCCACTGAATTGCTGCGATTGCATCGATACCAAAGTCAATAGTAGCGGTATCTAGTGCGCAGTTATCTAAAACATAGGCTAAGTCGTCAAATATGATGATTAGTCCAAATGCTTGTAGTTGGTGTTTATTACTTTGTGCTACTGTTAATGTGGCTTTAGTTGCACCATTGTTCCAAGCACTTGCGTTTACACCAGTTGTACCACCATTGATCGGCTTATCGCCTGCAAAAGCGTTCCACAAATAACCTTCTTCAGCGCTAATTGTAGTACCATTATTGAATGGACGTAAATATGTTGAGAAACTAAAGTCTAGAGGCTCTAGTGCTGTGTTGAAACTGCGCTGACCACGAGCTGGTGTAGCACCAGCTTCATTTAGTGTAACAGTGTCAATTGTTGTGTTTTGACTAAAGGTCATGCCTTCCAAGACTTGAATCTCAAAAGTATTTGTTTCGCTAAACAAGCTGCCTGTGTCTTTATATGCACCGGCTTTTACACGACCTTGGCTATCTACGTTGGTAGTAAAGAAAACTCTACTATTACGAATTAAATTAACTGCCATAGTTATTCCTTTTTAATGTATAACCTTGAGCACCTTTACTAGACTATTATCTGCGCTGGTGTATCGTAGTTATTAAAGTGCATAACGCACTTCTAAGTTAATTTCGCCAACGCCGTATGGAGCCAGCAAACCTTCGTCTGTAGTAATACTCTGAATTAGTATTTCCGTTGTTTCCAGACTATTTACTACATCATATTGTAGTACGCGATTTTGATCTATGCACAGCTCTAAGTCATCCAATAAATCTTCTAGCTGTTCTTGTGCACTGTCTTCGCTTTGTACATAAACTTTTACACATACTTGCAACAGACCCCAGGTAAACTGGCTGGGCAGATAGTCGCGTGTTTCACTACCTGGATGTATATAGACGCATGGAAAATCTTGAACTTCATCCCAAAACTTTAGTTTAGCAAAACTATTTTGGAATAAGTTGGTTTTATATTGCCCAGTGCCATCTATTTCTTTAAATTTTTCACTTAATGCTTTAACTATACTAGTTCGTCTGCTCATACTAATACTGCCCTCATCCTGTTAGCAATTTGCGGTTGCATAATTTCTCTGATAGATTTGCTGATAAGCAGTTTAGGATCACGACTTCTAGGTAGCTCCTGTCTACCGCCTTGGCTAAAAGTTGCATATGGATTCTTCATATAAGTGTAAAAAGCAGTTATCATACCTTGTCGACTTTCACTAAGTCGCTGTACTTTTACACTTTCAGCAAATCGACCACTACGCAGGTTGAGTACATCACGGCGATTGCCTGTACCCATATTACGCTTAACTTGCTCTACTAAACTGCCGTCTAGAATTTTTTGTAAGCCAGTAATATTGGATACTTGTTTAATTGCGGCAGATTTAACTGCAACTGTTTTTGCTATCTTATTCTTTTTAACAGACTTTTTTACTTTATCAACAGCTTGTTTAAAATCTTGTGCAACTTTACTAATATTAATAACTTCTTTGTGTTTAGTAACTATAGGTCTAGGTTTAATTTTACTTTTAGTTTGTTTTACGGCCGCACCTGTTTTTATAATGCTAGCTATAGATTTTCCTATACCGTCTTTTATAGTTACAGAACCTGGTGCATTTATTAAACTGTTTGCTAAAAAATTTGCATTTTTAACAATTTGATCGTATATGCCTTGCTGCTGTAGCGGCTCTTTTAATTCTTGCGCTTTTTGTAGTATAACATCTACTACAGGTTGTAACGACTGTATAAGCTTTTTAATAGCTTCTTGTGTTACTCCTGTTTCACCTTTACTAGCTGACTGAATTAAATTATTTAAATATTTTCCAGTTTGTTGTAGTAATCTACCTGCCGCCTCATTATCTGCCGTAAACTGTAACTCAGTTATTAGTCTAGGATTCTCTCCTAGTGCGTATTTAGTAGCATCTATAAATACTTGAGATTCCGTAATTAGATTACTTGTTAAATAGTCTGCATCTAATACAGCTTTTAAAATAGAGTCTAATGCTTGCAGTGCTTGTGGATCCTCTAGTCCAGGCATGCTTACAGTAAAATCTCTATAAGTTGCGTCTACACTAGTACTGACTTTTGCTGTTACACCTAATGCTACTTTTAGCTTTAAAAAGAAAATACCTGCAAGGTGACCCGACTGTACATTTTGTCTAATATTATCTATTACAGACTTTGGTACTTGCTTTAAATTACTACTAATATAGTCTATAAAGTAATTTTTTAAAGTATCTTGTGGTACATTTTCCAGTCTAATATCTGTTACGGCATACTCAGATACTTTTGCTCTTTTTTCATTTTCTATATAACTAACAAAGTCAAAGAAAAACTCTGGGCTATTTAAAAAGTTGGCAACTATTTGTTTAACACTACCCTCTTCCATAGTTTCCACTATTCTTTTAGATAGTGCAGACATACCGTCTATGGTTAAACTTGAAGTGTGAAAGTCTGCTGCTTCAAATCTTTTTCTTAAATCTTTTGTTCCAGGTACTTCTTTAAATATCTGCTTTCTAGTTTTGCCTTTAAAACTAGCCAAGTCTATTTTATTGGAACCATCACCATAAATGTCTAGAATATGCTTACGAAGTATAGGCGAAAATTGTGCTACACTCATGTATAGTCCACCACATATTGATCTAAGATACGTTTGATGTGTGCCGGTAGATTGGTAGTACTTACATATTCAATTTGTACACTATTTGTACCTGGCGCTTTGGTACTGTGTATAGCACCATCGTTTTTACGATAGTAGGTAATCAAATCTAATACGGCTAGTTTTAAGTCTTGTGGTACAAACTCATAGCCTGCAAAATAATTAACTTTATATCCATTAATTAACTCGGGCCAAACTCCTGTTGCATGTAAAGATATAATACTATCACCTTCTTGTACCCAGTCTGTAAACTTTGTTAGCTTAGTATAAGTTTGGCCATAGTTTATACTACGCTCAACACTTATAACTTGTGTAACTGGAGTCTCTTTTAGCAGTAGTGCTGCGAATCCGCCCTTAAATACTTCAGTTTTAGCTTCATCAAAATAATCAATAAAGCTTCTTTTACAATATGTCTTCACTAGTTCCGATACTTTTGGAACTAAAAAATCAATTTCAGCATCATGGTTAGTACTATTGATGCCAGCGTATGTTTTATATTCTTGCTTTGTAACTAAATCTGCCATCAACTAGTCCTCCTGTCTTTTAACTAGACTCACTAGAATCCAGTTAAAAGACAGGGATCGATTAGATCCCTGTCCAAGTAACATTAAGCTACGTAACGGATAGCGCTGACGCCAGCACCATGGTTGGTTGTAACTTGTGTTAGACCTGTGCGTAGGCTTGCAACCATTACACGGCGTTGTGTCTCAACTAGGTCGTCTGTGTCAACACGTAGACCACGCTG